AATCAGAATGAAACATGGCTCCGTGGTCGCGAGTCTAAGATCTCCAATATTCTTTCTAATATGAGCTTGATGTTTAATACTTTCAAGTTCAAAAATAATACTTTACAAGACCAACAAATTATAGTAGAATATATTATCGATAAATTGGAGGCATAATGAGCTACGGAAATACTATGTATACTTCAACTGGTGGACTTGGAGACCACAGAGCAACTTATGAATTTGAGAATGGTCAGGCGTTTACAGTAACACCTAATCAGTATGTGACTTTCCCTACTAAATATAAATTTGCTGAAGACCAGATTATTCGGGACTTCAAAGCCTATATAGATAAGACATATAACCAACACTATAAGACCGAAGAAGAACGTATCGAGTGTTTCGATGCATGGATTGCTCTTGGTGATTCTATGCCAACATTCCGTAATACAGCGTTGAAGTATCTCTGGCGTTATGGTAAGAAGGGTGGGTCTAATAAAGATGATCTTATGAAGACCCTACATTATGTTTTGATGTGTTTATACGTAGATCATTACCAGAAAGGTGAATAAATTATGGAACAAATTCAGATACCGATTGAAGAACTACGTAAGCGTAAGCTCTTCATCGCAACTCCTATGTATGGTGGGCAGTGCGCAGGTATGTTCGCGAAGTCATCTGCTGACTTGGCTGCACTCTGTGCGCAGTATGGTATTCCTCTCCAGTTCTATTATCTTTTCAATGAGTCGCTGATTACTCGTGCACGTAACTATTGTTGCGATGAGTTCATGCGCTCAGAAGCCCAGCATCTGATGTTCATTGATTCGGATATCGGATTCAATCCTCATGACATTATTGCCATGATGGCGCTTCAGGCACAGAATGAAGAGAAGTATGATATTATTGGTGGTCCTTATCCTAAGAAGTGTATCTCTTGGGAGAAGATTAAGATGGCAGTAGATAAGGGTATTGCCGACAAGGATCCTAATGTTCTTGAGAACTTTGTTGGTGATTATGTGTTCAATCCTAAAGGTGGTCAGACTTCTATTCCGCTCAATGAACCAGTTGAAGTTCTTGAGATTGGAACAGGCTTCATGATGATCTCTAAGAATGCTATGCAGAAGTTCTATGATGCTTATAAGGACAAGTATCTGTATACGCCTGATCATGTTCGCACTGAACACTTCGATGGTTCTCGTAAGATCCTTCAGTTCTTCCAGGCTGAAGTATGTGAGAAGTCCAACCGTTATCTTTCAGAGGATTATTGGTTCTGTCAGAAGGCACAGGATGTTGGTCTGAAGACTTGGTTCTGTCCATGGATGAAGATGCAGCATGTAGGCACTTATATCTTCGGTGGTTCGTTGGCTGATCTTGCTACGATCGGTGCTTCGGCTACAGCGGATCCTGGTCAGTTGGGTAATAAGAAAAACCAAGATAAGAAGTTTCATTCGACTAATAAAGTAAAACGAGTAGCAGCAAAGCATAAGTGAAGAAAGGAAATATATTATGAAGATTGATACAAATACTGTGAATGTCCTGAAGAACTTTTCGAAGATCAATCCTTCGATCGTCGTTCAGGAGGGTAATGTTCTGAAGACTATCTCTCCAACCAAGACTATTATGGCAAAGGCAACTGTTCCTACAAAGTTCGGTAAGCGTTTCGCTATCTATAATCTTGATCAGTTCATTGCCCTCCTTTCGACTTTCAAGGATCCTGAGTTGAAGTTTGCTGAGAAGTCTGTGGCTATTACTGAAGATAATCGTAAGAGTCATTTCACTTACGCTGACGAGAATACTGTAACTAAGGCTCCAGAGAAAGAGATTTCTCTTCCTTCAGTTGATGCAACTTTCACTTTGACCAACGAAAACTTGGTTGCAGTTGAGAAGGCTGCTGGTATTCTTCAGGTTCCTGAGATTGCTGTTGTTGGTGATGGTGTTGAGGTTTCATTGGTTGCAACTGATTCCAAGAATCCAACTTCAAATGATTGGGCGATTGTTATCGGTAAGACTGATGCAGTATTCAAGGCTATCTTTAAGGCTGAGAATATCAAGATCATTCCTGGTG